GATCGCACATCCTAAAGGAGCACGATCATGTCGGATTACTCCGAGCACAACCATGAGCTGATAAGGCGTATGGTAGTGTTTGGCCTGTCTAAGGCCATTGCTACTCAAATTGTAGTGCAATTTCAGGGTTGGCGCAGGGATAGCAAGGACGAATGGACCTGTATGCACATCAAGGCATTAAAGGTCAACTTAATTCGTCACTTGGCGGGTCTCCCGCCTATCCGTTCCAAATGGATTCGTTGGAAGAGGGATGGCGTTACTCCCGTAGGCCCTTTTGGGGCTTTATGGAAGATTGTAAAGACACGTCCATTAACGGCTTTGAACTGTATAATGATATACAGTGCGCTCCTTTACACGCCTAAGCGCGGCCAGGATGTAATCACCCGGGCTCAGCTTCGTGAGCTGGAGGAAGCGCTTTACCGCTCTGAGGTTTCCTCAGAAGCAATCGATGCGTACGCCGTTCTACTGGATTTGGTACCCATGGAATTCCATGCTCTACCTCCCAGATTCGAAGCTCCTGCAATTCTTGATATTCCTATCAAGCCCTACAAGAGCTCCCCCGTTCCGTTACACGGAATGAGAAGGAAGGAGAAGGTCCTACCAGCAGCTTTGTCGGTATTAAGCCATTGCCCCGAGTTTTACTCGAAACATAAGGCTCTTCTCGACACTGCACTAGGTCAACTTATCAGTCTTGTGCCACCGGCTATTGCCGATGTAGGTGAGGACGAAGATGCATACAGTGGTGTGCCCAATATCTACTATCGTATGACAGTAGGTGAGGGTACGGTCCGAAAGCCAACAGATCTGATTGCCGGTACAATCCGGTTCATTCAGGATTCCGGGTATAAGCTTCGGCATATATTCGTGACCAACGAACTTTTACAAGTCGCGTCACTGCCTCTGCAGGAATTCCTGATGAGTGAATTGCGGTATATTCCGCAAGACGCCACCTTTGATCAAGAGAAAGGGCTCTCAACCCTTCAATCTCTTCTGAAGGATGGCGCAACGGTTCACTGTTTTGATCTGTCTAAATGTTCAGATAACCTCCCTCGTCAGTTTCAGCTTATGCTTTTTGAGAAGCTTGGCCTTCCTCACGAGTGGATTGAATGGTTCTCTGATATCACCTCCTCTAAATGGGAAGTGATTGACCGTATTCCTGATCGTTATAACGACGGCACACCATCGGATTTGCTGGATATCGAGGATGACTTGGACTCTGAGCATGGTGCTCATTTTGTCCGTCATTCTGTCGGCCAGCAGCTGGGCTTTGGCCCTAGCTTTCCGGCATTCGCCCTAGGACATCATTCGATTGTCCGTGGTCTAGCCCGTCTTCATTCCAGGCCCATGATATATGGTATCCTGGGTGATGACATATGGATACTAGACGCAACCCTAGCTGCCAAGTACCAAGAGTTTATGGCCTTAGCAGGTGTCCCGATATCGTCAACTAAGACGATTATATCGAATCGGGTTGGAGAGTTCGCAGGCAAGGTCATAACACCTGAAAAGGTGATATCCACGTATAAGTGGAAGGGTCGTTGTTCTGATAACAACTTCCTAGACATAGCTGCCCAGTTAGGTCCGCGCTCGTTAGAGCTTTTCCGTCCTCGTCAGCGATTCGTCGCTGAAGTGATGGGTATGATCCCATCTCCTTTCGGGTTCGGATGGAACGAACTAGGTGAGTCTTACGAAAGTAGACTCAAGGCTACTGAAGACCTATGGCTGCTCCTCTTGGAGGAGAAAGACATCCGCGTACGTCATTTCACAAGTCGTTCGGAAAGGGTTAACCGTATAATATACGGTGATCCTTCTTGGTCTAAGGGTTATACCTTAGATCGCTCCCCCGACCTGGGGGAGATCCCGACGTTGGTCTTGCGCTATCCGTTACTGTTTGGTGAGCCTTCACTACGCTCACTGTTACTACAGTATCCGCATCTCGCGTACCCGAACGTGGACTACCTTGCTCGATTACTCGATGTTGGTAGTTTACCGGGACGTGATATAAGTGACCTCCTTTCCAAACATAGCTGGATTGAAAAGTATAATAAACTTTCCCAGCTTACCATTAGTGAACGCAAGCTAAGGCTTGATGGCTTCGACCTGAATCACAGGTTAGAAAGACTCCTGCGTCAGTCCACACGCTGACC